GCCGAGGCTGCGCCAAACAAGAAACGGTTCGCGCCGAGGTGAAAGCCTACGAGAGGGCTACAGAACGCACTGAGCAGAGCGTGCAGATCAGCGCCGATACCCAGAGGCGGGTAGACGCAGAAGGCGCCGGTACACGCAAGCGTACGGCTGAGGCCGTGGAGAAAGTAGATGCCGTCATACAGGCAAGTCCTGTCGCTCCTAGCGCTGCTGATGCTGACCTCTTGCGCCTTGCGCGGGAAGCCCATCAGCGTGCCATCGCCGCCCATTGCAGGGTGCAGCGAGAGAGCGATTGCGGCAACCCCTCCGTCGCCTCCGAATAGCGCCGACTACCGCCTGTGGGTCAGGGCGTACATCGGAGCAGTAGGGGCGTACGAGGACAGCGAGAACAAGCGGACGGCTACGGCGGACTGCCTGGACGCTCACAAGGTGGATACGAGCCGTTGGTGGTTGAGGATTAATCAATGAGCGGCAAGGAGCCAGAGTGAACGACATCGAGACGAATCTGTACATGGTCACGTTCTCCGCCATTATCGCGAGAGAGTCTGAATGGAACGCGTCGAAACAGGCAGCGCTAGCGGTCCTTTCCTATCGCGAGTTTCTCGATAACCACTGCAAAAGCGAGCCAGCGAAGTCGTGAGCGGGAAGGGCGACACACCACGTCCCAAGTCAGTAGACGAAGACACCTTCGCCGAGAACTGGGACGCGATATTCAAACCGAAAGAGCCGGAGCGGGACGATGCCAGAGGGGAATAAGCCGAGCGGCGTCAGGAACTTCTTTGGCGGCGTTGTAGATCGCATCCTGCCGGGCAGCAACTACAACCGTAGCACGGGGCAGTACAGCAACATTGGCAAGGGCATCGCAGGGCGCGGGGCGAGCATCATCGGCAGCATGCTGGGCGGTCCTGCGGTAGGCGCGCTGATCAACAAAGGCGCTGGCAAGTGGATCGACACTGGCAGCCCGCTGGGCAACGGATACGGCACAGGTCCGCTAGCCAAGATCATGGGGCGAGACGCGACCGATATAGGTGAGGTAGTCCCGCAGCCCATCGGCGACGGCCGCCCAGTGTCGCCCAACCTCGGCCTAGGCAACGCCGGTCCGCAGGGAGTGGCACCAGGCCAGCTCTACCGCGATCCGTACATGGGCTGGCAGCAGTTCATGGCACCGCAGGGCAGCGTAGGCAACTTCGGCAACAACAACATTCGTACGCAGCCCGTACCAGGCGCGTGGCAGCCGAAATCAGGCTGGGGCCGCGACATGATGGCCGGCGGTAATGCTGGCATGGCAGGCGCGAACCGAGGCTTCGGTAACAGCCACTTCTCCAGCGGTCGAGGCGGCGCGCAGACGGTGGACTCCGGCGCAGCAGGCGATATCACCGCTTGGCTCGGTGGCGGCGCTAGTGGCGGCACATCCAAGACTCCTTTCTCCCGAGCAATCAAATAGGACGCACATGCCCACTTGGCTACAGAACAGACAGCTCGTCATCACCAAGACTCAGAACGGCTGGGCGGTCGGTCCGGACAAAGGGACTCTGCCCGAGCAGTGCATGACGTTCGAGACCTGGGGCGCGATGGTGTATTGGCTTGAGGCCAACTACGCGAATCCGGCTCCGTAAACAGTTAATTAGTGAGCCAATACTGTGCCGAAGGGAATCAAACCACCCGCTGCAGGACGCGGCAGGCCGAAGGGTGCGCAGAACAAGCTGGGTAAGGCCGTCAAGGATGTGATCGCGGCGGCGGCTGAAGAGTTGGGCGGTCAGAAGCGTTTGGTGGAATGGGCCAAGCTAGATCCCAAGAACGAATCGGCGTTCTGGGCGACGATCTACCCCAAGTTGCTGCCGCTTCAACTGACCGGTGAGGGCGGCGGTCCGATCAAGGCTGAGGTAGACCACACCCTTGCGCCGGGCGATGCGTACCAGCGCATGCTCAATGGCTGACATTGACTGGCGTCAACCTGACTACGATCAGGTCTACGCCGGGCGCATAGAGAGATTGGAACGTATACGCGCAGACGAATCTCTACTGACGTCGGTGAAGGCGTACTACGCTGACCGACCTGCAGACTTCATTCACGACTGGGGCTGCACGTTCGATCCTCGCAACGCAGAGATAGGGCTGTCCACCACCGTCCCGTTCCTGTTGTTCCCCAAGCAGCGCGAGTTTATTGATTTCGTTCACGAGCGCTGGAAGGAGCGTGAGGACTGGCTGGCCGAGAAGTCCCGAGATATGGGCGTCTCCTGGCTCTGTGTGGCGTTCGCGGTATGGATGTTCCTGTTTCATCCTGGAACGGTCGTTGGGTTTGGCAGTCGTAAAGAGGAGTACGTAGACCGCATCGGCGACCCCAAGTCGCTGTTCTGGAAGGTCCGTACCTTCATCGACCTACTGCCATCGGAGTTCAGGCCTGCGGGCTGGGACACCAAGACGTGCGCGCCCTTCATGAGGATTCTGAACCCCGAGAACGGGGCGACGATCATCGGCGAGGCTGGCGACAACATCGGCCGCGGCAACCGTACCTCCATCTACTTCAAGGACGAATCGGCGTTCTACGAGCGGCCTGAGTTGATTGATGCGGCGCTGTCGCAGACCTCGAACTGCAAGGGTGACGTGTCCACACCGAACGGTGCGGGCAATCCGTTCTATCGGAAGCGGAAGAGCGGCAAGATCAAGGTCTTCACGTTTCACTGGCGCGATGACCCGCGCAAGGGCGATGACTGGTACGCCAAGCAGAAGGAAGCGCTGGATCCAGTAGTGCTGGCGCAAGAGGTTGACATCAACTATGAAGCATCTGTCACGGACGCCTTCATACCTGGTGAGCTGGTTGACGCAGCCCAGCGCAATGGGCCCGTAGAAGTTGAGCCCCGCGGCCCGAAGCAGTGGGGCCTGGACGTTGCTCGATTTGGCGATGACAAGTCTGTTCTGACCAAACGGCAGGGCCGCTTTGTCCCGCGCCAGCAGTCATGGCAAGGCATCGACACGATGGCTTTGGCGAACGAGGTTTGGGCACAGGCTCAGATCGAGAAGCCGGCTCAGATCGCCGTGGACGTGATCGGTATCGGTGCCGGCGTGTATGACCGCCTGGTTGAGCTTGCCAAGGGCTCGCAGATACAGATTGTGGCAGTGAACAGCGCCCTCCGCGTCGAGGACGGCGTGAACTACAACCTGCGCGCTCAAATGTGGGCAAACGGTTTGACCTGGTTGAGGGATGGGCCTGTGAGCCTACCCAACGACCCGAACCTGAAGTCCGAGCTGTGCGCGCTGAAGTACCTCTTCCGCAATGGCCTGCGCCTCATCGAGGCGAAGGACGACGCGAAGAAGCGAGGCGTCAAGTCGCCTGACTTCGCTGACTCGCTGATGCTGACCTTTGCGGAGCCCGTAATCGAATCTTGGGGCACATCGCTGTCCTATCCGAATCTGCGAGTAGCTTGAGTATGACCCCAGCCGAAGCCGCAGTCCTTGGCGAACTAATCGCCGAGGGCGAAGCCCTGCCCGAGATTCCTGATGCCTTTGACTGACTCAGAGCTGTGCGCTCTCATCGATCGCCAGTGTGACAACGCCATTGGGACGGACGACCTGTACGCGCAGCAGCGTGAACGGGCCATGGAGTTCTATCTGGGCGAGGCGAAGGGAGAGCTATCGCCGCCGGACATTGAAGGCCGCTCCCGCGTCGTCTCCAAAGACCTGATGGACACGGTCGAGTGGGCCATGCCGGGGATCATGGAGGCGCTGACCGGCGCAGACGATGTGGTGTCGTTCAAGCCCAAGCGTCCTGGCGACGAGAAGGGCGCTGCAGACGCGACGGCCTACGTTAACCACGTCATCTACGAAGAGAACGAAGGGTTCATCACCCTGCACGACGCGATCAAGCAGTGCCTGATTGCGCGTATGGGCGTCGGCAAGGTCTGGTGCGACAAGTCGTGGGAGGAGGAAGAGGAGCGCTACGAGGGGCTGTCTGCGCCCGAGGTAGAGGCACTCCAGGGCGATCCCGATATTGAGGTGACCGAAGTCATCCCGTACGGCGAGGTTCCGCCCGCTGGAATGATGGAAGGCATGCCGCCTGAGCTGGGCCAGCAGTTCACGGTGGTGGCTAAGCGCAAAGAACAGGTCATGCACTTCCGCGTGGAAGGTGTGCCGCCGGAAGAGTTCCGAGTTAACAAGGACGCCAGAACCTTAGAGACGGCAGAGTTTGTTGCCCATGAGGTTGAGCGCACCGCGTCGGACCTGATCAGCGACGGCTGGCCCAAGGATGAGGTAGACAAACTGCCCAAGGGCCGCGCGTACCGCTACGAGGGTGACGAGCTTGCCCGGCACGACTACGACGGCAGCTGGGACTACAACGCCGACGAGGGCGATAAGAGCCAGCAGAAGATCGTGGTCACGGAAGCCTACGTTCGGGTGGACACCAACGACAACGGCGTGGCCGAGCTGCGCCGCGTGGTGAAGGCCGGCACGTACATCCACGAGAACGAGATAACGGACGACCATCCGTTCTTCCTGTTCACCCCCATCCTGATGCCCTACAAGGTCATCGGCCTCAGCTTCTACGACCTAGTCGAGGACTTGCAGCGGATCAAGACGGCGCTGGTCCGTCAGACGTTGGATAACGTCTACCTGTCCAACACGCCCCGAACTGAGGTGCTGGAAGGCAAGGTCAACCTTGACGATCTGATGCAGCAGCGTCCTGGCGGCATGGTTCGGGTGAAGGAGATCGGCGCGACCCGCGAGATATCCACCCCCTTTGTTGCCGGCGCAGGCCTGCAACTGCTGGAGTTTGTCGACCAGACGCGCAATACCCGTACCGGCGTGACCGAAACCAATTCGGCCCTCAACGCGGACAGCCTAAGCAAGGGCGCTATTGGCTCTGAGGGCGTCCAGGCGCTCATGCAGGCCGGTTGGCAGCGGGTCCGACTGATTGCGCGGGTCCTGGCTGAGACGGGCGTCAAGCGCATGTACAAGCTCGTGCTGAAGAACGTCACGCAGTACCAGGATCGTCCCGCGCAGATCCAGTTGAACGGCCGCTGGCTGGAAGTGGATCCGCGCGAGTGGAAGAACGGGTTTCACCTGCGAGTGAATGTCGGTGTGGGCGCGATGGAGAAGCAGCAGCAGGTCGCGAACCTGTCGCTGCTCGGCCAGGCGCAAGAGAAGCTGTTGCAGGTTGGACTTGTGCAGCCGATCAACCTCTACAACACCGCCACCGATCTGGCGAAGGCAATGGGCTACCAAGACCCTGAGCGCTACTTCAGCCCGCCCAGCGATCAGCCCAAGAAGGAAGGTCCGCCACTGGAAGTCCAGTTGGAGCAGATGAAGCAGCAGGGCAGGCAGCAGGAAATCCAGCTCAAAGGCCAGGTGGATATCCAGGTCGAGCAGATGAAACAGGAAGCCCAGGCCCAGCAGGCGCAGCAAGAGACACAACTGGAGGCTCAGCGCAATGCGCAAGAGCTGCAGAACCAGATGGCGCTGGAGCAATACAAGGTCGATAAGCAGTTCGAGTTGGAGACCTTCAAGGCTCAGATCGCATCGCAGACCGAGCTTCAGAAGGCCCGCATCGCTGCGGAAACCTCCGTGCTGAACACGCTCAACCAACCGCAGGAAGCGAATGGACGACAGGACTGAGTACGAGATTGCCCGCGGTGAGCGCGCAGCCCAGGTGCTGCAAGATCCGCTGCTGGTCGAAGCATTCGAGACGTTAGAGAAGGAGTTGACGGACCAATGGCTAAAGAGCCCCGTTCGGGACGTAGAGGGCCGCGAGAAGCTGTATCTGAGCCTGTTGTGCCTGCAGAGGGTGCGGGGGCAACTCCAGACCGTGCTGGAGACGGGGAAAGTGGCAAAGGCGACTCTGGCCCAACGTGCTGGGCAGACATTGAGTCGCGCCTGGAATCGATAGAAGCCGAACACGGCATGTTCGGACGCATCACCGTTCCATTTGACCAGTTTCCGGCCGTGTATCACCGGCCATTTTTCGGTTGCCCGGTAATCCGGGGCGACCGCTTTGAAGTCCTGCTGTGCACGGGAGCGGTCATCCGCTAACCCGTCCGTAGATGGACACGTTAAGGCCCCGAAAGGGGCCTTTTTTATTGGAGTTTCCAATGAGTCAGCCTGAGAACCAGGAACTCGCCCAAGAAAACGGCGAGATGAGTAACGACGACGCCGTGATGGCCGCCCTGCTGGCAAAGGGCGAACCAGAAGAGGCTGTAGAGCCTGCCGAGGAAGGCGAAGAGGTCGAAGAACCGACCGAACCGCAGGAGCCGGAAGAGGAAGCACAGCCCGAACCGCCGCAAGACGAGGATCTGGAGTTCGAGCTAGACGGCAAGCCCGTAAAGCTCAAGAAATCCCAGCTCCCCGAGGTGTACCGCAACCAGATGTTGGATGCGGACTACCGACGCAAGACCGCCGAAGTCGCGGAAGCCAAGCGCGCTACACAGGAAGAACAGCAGCGTATTCAGCAGGAGCGTAACTACTACGCCAGCCAGCTCGATGCGTCGCTCAGCCTGATGCAGAAGCAGCTCATCGGTGACCAAGAGGCTCTTGTGGAGTTGGCCCGGACTAATCCGGCCGAGTGGGTGGCAGAGAACGCCGCCCTGCAGCAGCGAATCCAAGTCTACCAAGCGGCCGTCAGCCAGCGTGAGCAGTTGTCCAAGTCCCAAAAGGACGACGACGAACGTGCGATGCGGGAATGGCGCAAGGGAGAGCGGGAACGCCTGCACGAAAAGCTGCCCGAGTGGCGCGACACCGCCAAGGCTACGGCCGAACAGAAGCTCATCGCCGAGACGTTGCTGTCTACCGGCTACACCCAGGAAGAACTGGGCGAGCTGTTCGACCACCGCGCCCTGATCGTCGCCCGCAAAGCAGCGCTCTACGACCAACTCCAGGCCGCTAAGGCCAAGCAAGCCAAGCCCGAGCCGCCTAAGGGCATCAAGCCCGGCGCGCCCAAACCACCCACCGATGCAAAGCGCTCTGCCTACGACGAAGCCCTCGCGAAAGCGAAACGAACCGGCAAGTCGGAAGACATCGAGCGTGCGCTAAGACTTAAAGGAACCTAACGATGGCTGTTGTAGCCAATACCTTCACCACGTACGCCGCGATTGGTCAGCGCGAAGACCTGTCCGATGTCATCGACATCATCTCGCCGACCGATACCCCGTTCTATTCCATGCTGCGCAAGAGCAAAGCTTCTGCTCGTTTCTTCGAGTGGCAGACCGACGCCCTAGCCGCGGCGGCCAACAACGCCCAGATCGAAGGCGACGACGTTACCAGCTTCACGGCGGTGACCCCGACCACTCGCTGGGGCAACTACACCCAGATCAGCACCAAGAACTTCGTCATCTCCGACACGGAAGAGGTGGTGGACAAGGCTGGCCGTAAGTCGGAAGTCGCGCACCAGACCAAAAAGAAGCTAGCAGAGGCGAAGCGCGATGCTGAGTTTGCATTGACGCAGAACACCACGTTCAACGCTGGCGCGCTGGGCACGGCTCGTCAGACCCGCGGTTTGGCGGGTTGGATCACCCAGGGCTCCGTTGGCGCTGGTGCCGGCGTGTTCCCGGTCCCGTCCACCAACACCGCGCCCGTAGCCGGCACGCCTCGCGCCTTCACCGAAGCACTGGTGAAGTCCGCGATGCAGACCGCCTACACCGCGGGTGGCGCTCCCACCACGTTGCTGGTCCGCCCGTCCGACAAGGTGCTGGCCTCTGCCTTCGCGGGCAATGCCACGCGCTTCGAGGATGCGGATAGCGGTGCGCTGCATGCCGCGTTCGATGTCTATGTGACCGATTTCGGTCGCTTGAAGATCGTGCCGGACCGCTTCCTGGATGCCGCGGCGTACCTGATCGACCCGGAGCATGTGTCGTTCAAGACCCTGCGTTCGGTGGAGCGTAAGCCGTTGGCGAAGACCGGCGACGCAGAGAAGATGCTGATCACCTGGGAATACGGCCTGCAGATGGACAACAAGGACGCCCACGCTCAGATCCGCGATTTGACCTAAGTAGTACTTGTGGCACTTCGGGGCCGTCCTTCGGGGCGGCCCCTTTCTTCTGGGAGATTTCATGGCCGTTGTAACTACTCCGAGCCCCACCACGGCGAGCTCGCAATGCCCGGTATTGCCTGACGCCGCCAAGGTCATCGTACCGAGCGACGCGGACACCTTCGCGCAAGGCGTTGCTGTGTACGTCGGCGGCGCTGGCGTTGTCACTTGTTCGCCCGCCAACGGTGGCGCTGATGTGGCAATCACCATGCCTGCGGGCTCCGTTGTCCCGTTCCGCGTCCTGGCCGTTAAGGCGACCGGCACCACTGCAACCCTGCTTATCGCGGTGTACTGACATGGCGCACCTCGCATTGGTCAATTCCGCACCGGCACGGACGAAGGTGAAGCGTTGAAAACTACCGGCACATGGATGGAAGGCGACGACCTGATTGAGCGTCGCAGCGAGGACGTGACTCCCGTGCTGGAGAACGTCAAAGCATTGCGGTCCATCGGCGAAGTCGGGTCCAGCGAGATGCGTCATGCCGCCCGGTTTCCGCGTGCAGTGGTCGAAATCTACATGGCAAAGCAGGGCGTAACCCTGCACGACATGATGACCGACCCGAAGCACTTCGACTCGATGCTTCGCGATCCGGACCTGTCCGAGTTTCGCGTATGGAAGGGGCGCGTCTAAGTGGCAATGAATGACTACGCAACGCTGCAGTCTGCGGTGGCGGATTGGCTCGCCCGTGCCGACCTGACCGCTCGTATTCCGGACTTCATCTCACTGGCTGAGACTCGATTCAATCGTGAGTTGCGCGTTCGGCAGATGCAGGCCAGTGCAGCGGGCACGATTAGCTT